TGACTACCCCTACCAAGGACTTAATGAGAAAACCAGAGGACTTAGGAAGTCTGAGCTTACTACCATCACAGCAGGGTCAGGCATTGGTAAGTCTAACCTAGCCAGAGAGATAGGCTATCACCTAATCAACACAGGTGAGTCTGTAGGATTCATCATGTTAGAAGAGACGGTAAAGCGAACGGCTCTGGGACTGATGGGTCTGCACCTTAACAAGCCTTTGCATTTGGGACTGACAACAACAGAAAGCGAAGAACTTAGAGGTGCTTATGATAGCGTTATTGGTAATGGCAGAACTTACTTTTATGATTCATTCGGTTCTACGCAGATTGACAACCTACTTAATCGAGTCCGTTTCTTGGCACAAGGATGTGAGTGTTCTTGGATTGTACTTGACCACTTATCTATTGTTGTATCAGGTTTGGGTGATGGGGATGAACGTAGGCTGATAGATAACGCCATGACTGCTCTGCGTACCCTCGTCCAAGAGACAGGCGTAGGGTTGATATTGGTGTCCCATCTCAAGCGTCCCAGCGGTGACAGAGGGCATGAGGAAGGAGCAGTAACCAGCCTCTCTCAGTTGCGTGGTAGCCATGCCATAGCCCAGCTATCTGACATGGTGATATCCCTAGAGCGTGACCAACAAGGTGAGCAATCCAACACAACAACAGTGAGGGTACTTAAGAATCGTTTCAGTGGTGAGACAGGCATAGCTTGTCACGTTCAGTACAATCCACAGACGGGACGTTTGCTTGAGTGCAATCCAGAATTTGATGAGGTGGCTGATGAGTTCTAGTTACATATTTGATTTAGAAACTGACGGTCTGCTTGATGATGTAACCAAGGTTCACTGCATAGTTCTCAAAAATATAGAGACTGGTGAAGCATTGGGTTACCACGGCAAAGGTGTATGGACTGAAGCTATTCCTAAGCTAGAGAATGCTGACATGATATGTGGGCATAACATCATCAAATACGACATTCCTGTACTACAAAAGCTAGGTGCTTTTAATCCGAAAGGAATCATAAGAGACACCTTGGTTTGCACACGGCTCATCTGGGCTGATGTCAAGCAAGCCGACTTCACCAGAACAGACTTCCCTAGAAATCTGATAGGTAGCCACAGCCTACGGGCATGGGGGCAACGCATCGGTGACTACAAGGATGACTACGATGGTGGATGGGAAGAATACTCTGAAGAGATGATGAGCTATTGCTTTCAAGATGTAGAAGTAACCAACACCCTTTGGCAAAAGATAGTTGCTAAAGAATACTCACAACAATCAATCGAACTTGAACATGAAGTTGCTGAACTTATTTACAGGCAAGAGGCTAATGGATTTACCTTTGACGCAGAGGCTGCGGGTAAGCTATATGCGGAGCTATCAGGACGAAAGCTGGAACTGGAAACAGAACTCAAGTCAGCCTTCCCTAACTGGGAAATCAAGACACCGTTTATACCGAAGGTAAACAACAAGACCAGAGGTTATGTGAAGGGTGTCAAGACCTACAAGGTAAGGCAGGTCGAGTTCAATCCAGGTAGCCGTGACCATGTGGCTAACCGATTGATAGCACTTAGAGGTTGGGAGCCTAAAGACTTTACCAATGATGGCAAGCCGAAGGTCGATGAGGATGTTCTGTCCAAGTTACCTTATCCAGAGGCAAAGCTGTTAGTCGAATACTACACACTCATCAAACGCTTAGGTCAGCTTGGAGATGGACGACAAGCATGGCTAAAGGTTGAGCGAGGGGGGCGCATCCACGGGTCTTGTAATACAAACGGAGCCGTCACAGGGAGAGCAACACACGCTTACCCTAACGTGGCACAGGTTCCGTCCTGTGGTGCGCCCTATGGAAAGGAGTGTCGTGAGTTGTTCACAGTACCCAGAGGCAAAAAGCTAGTAGGTGTCGATGTGTCTGGCCTAGAGCTTAGATGCTTGGCTCATTACATGGCTAAGTATGACGGTGGTGCTTACGGTGAGACTGTGGTGAACGGTGATATACACACGGCTAATCAAGAAGCAGCAGGACTAAGGACACGCCCACAAGCTAAGACATTCATCTATGGATTTCTGTATGGCGCAGGTGTGGGAAAGCTAGGTGAGATTGTAGGTAAAGGGCCAGGTGCAGGTTCAGTTCTAAAGAAAAGATTCTTAGCAAAGCTACCTGCACTCGCCAAGTTGATAGACCGTGTTACAGAAGCATCGAAGCGTGGCTACCTAGTAGGGCTAGACGGTAGACACCTGAAGGTCAGGTCATCTCATGCAGCACTGAACGTCTTACTTCAGTCAGCAGGTGCATTGATATGTAAGCAATGGATGGTCGAGTTCGATAGAGCCTTAAAGGACAGAGGGCTACTAGAGTCATGCAAGCAGGTTGCTTGGGTACATGATGAAATTCAGTTAGAGACAAAGGAAGATATGGCTAATGAAATCGGATTACTCGCAGTCGAATGTATTAAAAAAGCAGGTGAACACTTCAACATCAGATGTGAACTTACAGGAGAATACAACATCGGAAACAACTGGGCTGAAACCCACTAAGCCAGACAGAAAGAAGTTTGATTTAGACTTAGCTTATGGACAGATGCACGAAGATAAAGTGCTGGATATGTTAGAGAACAAGAAGGTTGAGGTAAAGACAGAGAGAGGTATGTGGACTTCTACAGGAAACATAGCAATCGAGTTTGAATCCTATGGCAAACCTTCAGGCATCAATGCCACAGAATCTGACTACTGGTTCCATAACTTAGCTGTCAATGATGAGGTGTATTGCACCCTAGTATTTGAGACAAAGGTATTGAAGAAGATTGTAGAGGAACTAGATGACCATCGTATCGTTAGCGGTGGGGATAACTGGGCATCGAAGATGTACCTAGTCAACCTATCTAAGTTGTTCTCTACAGACACCCTAAAGATTTATAAACAACTATCCACGGAGGCATCTAATGAAGAGAACACTACTGATTGACGGTGACATTGTAGCGTACCGTTACTCCAGTACGGTTGAGCATGAGGTGGACTGGGGCGATGACGTATGGTCGCTATGGTCTGACGCTAAAGAAGCCAAACAGTTAATCCTACAATACCTAGAACATCTGGTAGAGATGACTGCAGCAGATGATTTTATATTCTGTTTCAGCGACAAGGATAACTTTAGGAAAGGCATCTACCCTGACTACAAGCACAACAGAAAGGGAAAGCGTAAACCTACTTGCTACAAAGCTATTAAGGAATGGATTGAAGGTGAGTACAAGACTGAGCAGTACCCTACCCTAGAGGGTGATGATGTTATGGGGATACTCGCTACGTCTGGTCAGTACGAAGAGACTGTCATTGTTTCCGAAGATAAGGATATGAAGACCATACCTGGACTCTTATGGAGAGCCGCAGAGATGGAAGATATCTCTGAGGAATATGCAGACTATTATCACCTTTACCAGACCTTAGTAGGAGATACAGTCGATGGCTATGGTGGCCTAAGAGGTGTGGGGGATAAGAGAGCTACTGAGCTACTCAAGGTTCCTACATGGGAGACTGTAGTTAAAGCATACGAGAAAGCAGGTTACACAGAAGATGATGCACTGGTACAGGCTAGGTTAGCCAAGATACTTAGAGCATCTGATTATGACTTTACTAAAGGAGAACCAATACTATGGCTTCCATAGATGATATCAGTCCCGCAGAGTGGAACAAGATTACAGCAGAATGGCGAGAGCAGGTAAAAAATTCGTCACCAAAGTCTGTTGTGTTAGAGCAAGAACCAGCGTTATTCCAGCCTATCAAGCCCTTCAATCTTCCTAAAGATGCTAAGGAGCGCAAGGCCATCCCAGTGTACACAGGCTTCATCAATTACTTTCCAAGAGCCATTGCAGCGGTGGCGAAAATATCCTTGAAAGGTGGACTGCAACACGGACAAACACCAGAGACTTTACGGTGGGAAAGAGCAAAGTCAGGCGATGAGTTAGATGCGATGATGCGTCACATCCTTGACAAAGACTGGGCGCAAGTAGCGTGGAGAGCAATGGCAAACTTAGAAAAGAAACTAGAGAGAGAGGAACTTTGATGGAGCAGTATCAACAATTCATACACAAAAGCAGATATGCACGTTGGCTAGAAGATGAAGGCCGAAGAGAAACTTGGGAAGAAACTGTACAGCGATATGTAGACTTCTGGTTAAGTCGTGACCAGATAACAGAAGCTGAAGGCAAGAAGCTATATAAGGCTATACACAATATGGATGTCATGCCCAGTATGAGATGCATGATGACAGCAGGTGTTGCTTTAGATAAGGACAACGTAGCAGGGTTTAACTGCTCATACCTCCACATCGATTCTCCCCGTAGCTTTGATGAGCTTATGTATGTGCTTATGTGTGGCACAGGCGTAGGCTTTTCAGTAGAGCGTAACTTTATCAACAAGCTTCCTGTCGTAGCTGAATCATTTCATCCTACAGATACAGTCATTGTTGTGTCTGACTCTAAGATTGGATGGGCATCAGCTTTTCGTGAACTGATAGCCATGCTCTACGCAGGTAAGATTCCTAAGTGGGACATGAGCAAGATTAGACCAGCAGGTGCTAGGCTTAAGACATTCGGTGGTAGAGCCTCTGGCCCTGAGCCTTTGATTAACTTGTTCAACTTCTGTGTAGGCATCTTCCAGAAAGCTGAAGGACGTAAGCTAACAAGCATCGAGTGCCATGATATTGTCTGTAAGATTGCAGAGGTTGTGGTAGTGGGTGGCGTTAGACGTTCAGCTTTAATCTCTCTGTCTAATCTATCAGACCCACGCATGGCTAAGGCTAAGTCTGGTCAGTGGTGGATGGATGAAGGCCAACGTGCTTTGGCTAACAACTCTGTCGCATACACTGAGAAGCCTGACTTTGAATCTTATCTGTCAGAGATGCACACCATGTATGACTCTAAGGCAGGTGAGCGTGGCATCTTCAGCCGTATTGCTGCACAGAATGTAGCAGCCAAGAATGGACGCAGGGATTCAGAGCAAGACTTTGGTACTAACCCATGCTCAGAGATTATCTTAAGAAGCAATCAGTTCTGTAATTTGTCTGAGGTAGTGGTTAGAGCAGATGATGACTTGAAGTCCCTCAAGAAGAAGGTAGAGGTGGCTGCAATAATCGGTACGCTACAGGCTACTCTGACTGACTTTAGATACTTGCGAAGTGCTTGGAAGAAGAACACAGAGGAAGAGGCTTTGTTAGGTCTTAGCCTCACAGGTATATGTGACCACTATCTATTAGGTAAAGACTCTACTGACTTAGGTAAGTGGCTAGAGGAGATGAAAGATGTTGCAATCAAAACTAATAAAAAGTGGGCTGAAGAACTTGGTATTAATCAGTCTGTGGCTATTACGTGCGTTAAGCCAAGTGGTACAGTTTCTCAGTTGGTCGATAGTGCTTCTGGGATTCACCCTCGCTTTTCTAAGCACTACATTAGACGAGTACGTTCAGACTCTAAAGACCCGTTAGCTCAGTATATGTCAACAGCAGGGTTCCCTGTAGAGCCTGACGTTATGAACAAGTCATCTGTGGTATTCAGCTTCCCTGTCAAAGCTCCAGATAACAGTATTGTTGTTAAGGATGTAGGTGCTATGCAACAGCTAAAACTCTGGAAGGCTTACCAAGACTTTTGGTGTGAGCATAAGCCAAGCATTACAGTCTACTATACTGACAATGAGTTTCTTCAGGTAGCCCAGTGGATATGGGAGAACTTTGAGTCTGTCTCTGGTATCAGCTTATTGCCTGTCAGTGACCATGTGTATCAACAAGCTCCCTATGAGGATATCTCTGAGGAGCAATACGATGAACTGGTCAAGGCTATGCCACCAGAAATTAACTGGGGTGACCTACAACACTTTGAACGGGAAGACAACACAACAGGCTCTCAGGAGTTAGCTTGTGTAGGTGGAGCCTGTGAAATTGTGTAAGTAAGTATCCACTACGGCATCAATACCCACCATATAAGAGGACTACTATGTCTATGAATAGAAAAGAAATAGAAAGTTTACCCGTCAACGTAGTTCAACTTATTGAAAACTTAGACCTTATCTTCCCTGAACAGTCTGCCCTTTTGGAGTGGACTGATAGGGAGGTTTGGTTTAGGGCTGGTCAAAGGTCAGTTGTTCAATGGTTGTTAGAGTTGAAGAGGCGGGATGACAACCCTAACAACTTAGAGGATTAATACAATGTGTAGTGTACCTGCTGCAATTATACTTAGCACAGTTGCTTCTGGAGCTTATC